CAATGATAAGTTATGTGCTTTAGACAAAAGAATGTGGCGAATAGAAGCTATGTCTATGGTGGGTACACTTGGTATAGTAGCTTTGGTTGTAGCAATAGTAATGAAGTAGTAGGAATAAAGTATGCAAACATTAAATCAATTACCTGAAGAAGGACAAAAAGCTATTGCTAGAAGTTTAGGGTACATGGGAAAGAAAGATGGTTTTCCTGCATACCTTATGTCTAATCCTTCTGTTGCACAAGAATATACAGCTATGGAAAATGCTTTTAGGAAGCAGCAAGAGTTTACACAAATGAATAAAAAACCACAAATGGCTGAAGGTGGTTACATGATGGATAGATTTGAACAAAATCAACAGCAAGATATGGTTGGGGGTTATGTACCGCCACCTCAACAATCATTTGCTGTAGGAGGTAACGTGCAAACACAGGTAGCTCAACCTACATCTATGCCTGCTTTAGATAGAAGAGGTGGTGCAGGTGGGTATGGTCAATTACCTAATATTCCACAACAGGACTTTGGTTTATTCCCTAATGAAATTATAGGAGGTCCTGCTAATCTTCTTTACCCTTCCCAAAGCAATAACCCTACAGTATTTGCAACTAGTACTAATCCTAATATTAAACAACAAGAGTTTAAAGATGTAGTAAAACCTGTATATGACGAAAATTATTACTTACAAGATGGCACTACTATTAATCCTAATTATGGAAAGCCTGTTGTAGACGCATCTGGTAATCCTGTAACACAAACAGTTAAACCTAATATAGGTGATATTACTGCTCAGATGATGACTAATCCGGGATTGCCTACAGGTGCAGAAGTACAAACTGTGGGTACAGTAGCACAGTCCAATCAAATGATAGGACAGGGTACAGGTCAAGTAGGTGGTAACGTTGCATTACCTACAGCTTTAGCGGCTCAAGCGACATCTCAAGGTACACAACAAACAGGCACAAATATAGTTGACCCTAGAACTACACAAGGACAAGTAGAAGGTGTACTAGCACAAGGACAAGCTGCTCAAGGCACTGTGTCTGCTGAAGGACAGGTAACAGCGGCTCAAGGAACATCTAGTGTCGGTCAATTAAATGCCGCACAAGGCACTGCTTCAGCTATGTCAAATCCTGTACAAAGACAAATACAGGCAGGTGAATTAATTAGTGGTGCAGCCAACGCAGAGACTGTATCTAAGTTTACTGAACAAATTCAAGCTGCTACAGCCACTCCATCAGAAAAGGCTACTGTACAAGGACAACTAGCAAGCTTAACTGCTAACTTTGATGCAAGCAATCCACCAGCATGGGCAGCAGGAACATTACGTGGTATACAGGCACAGATGGCGGCTAGAGGATTAGGTGCATCTAGTATGGCAGGACAAGCCATGATACAAGGTGCATTAGAATCAGCACTCCCTATCGCACAAGCAGATGCTAATATACAGGCACAGTTTGAGACACAGAATTTATCTAACAGACAGCAAAGAGCTATGCTTGCCGCACAACAAAGAGCACAGTTTATAGGGCAAGAGTTTGACCAAGCATTTCAATCAAGAGTACAAAATGCTGCACGTATAGGTGATATAGCTAATATGAATTTTACTGCAGAACAGAATATTGCTTTGGAAAATTCTCGTGCTGTTAATACTATGAACTTAAACAATTTAAACAACAAACAAGCTATGGTTATGGCTGAAGCATCAGCACTTGCTAATATGGATATGTCGAACTTAAACAATAGACAACAATCTGCTGTACAAAACGCACAGTCTTTTTTACAAATGGATATGGCTAATTTATCTAATACACAACAGTCTAATATGTTTAAGGCACAGCAAAGAGTACAGTCTATGTTTACAGACCAAGCTGCTGAAAATGCTGCAAAACAATTTAATGCTACATCTCAGAATCAAACAGACCAATTCTTTGCATCTCTTGGTGAGCAGACTAATCAGTTTAATGCAACACAGATAAATGCACAGCAACAATTTAATGCAGGTCAGGTTAATACTGTTGAAAGATTTAATGCGGAACTAAATAATCAACGTGACCAATTCAATGCACAGAATCAAATGGTTATAGCACAGTCTAATGCTAATTGGAGAAGACAAATAGCTACGGAAGCTACGGCAGCCACTAATCGTGCTAACGAATTAAATGCACAAAACGTGCTAGGATTGAGTAATCAAGCTTATAATAATCTATGGCAATATTATGGTGACACTATGGAGTGGGCATGGACAAGTGCAGAAAATGAGAGAAGTCGTGTTATAGAATTAGCTAAGTCACAATTAGCTGCTGACAGTGCTTACGACATAAGCAAATTAAAAAATGATTACAATTCATCAACAGGTTTTGGTAAGTTAATTGGTACATTCTTGACAGCAGGTAAAAGTTCTGTAGCAGGTTCATTATTAGGAGGAATATTTTAATGATAAATGGAATTAATCCAGCATACATTGCATATAATAATATGCCTAAAGTTACACCTAAAACTAAAGGCAGACCAAAAACAACAGGCTTATTACAACGTGATATGTCTAAATCCAACCAACCCACAGAAACAGATGCTTCATACAGAATGGCTAAACTAGTAAATAAAATAAAAGGCATGAGAGAAGGAATAATTAATGGCACTACTACCACAAGCTGATATACCTGAATTAAATTTAGATGCTCCTATTCCCGGGCAAAGTTTAACTGCTCCGCTTGGTGATAGACCGTGGCAAAATCCAGCACAATATGGAAGTGCAGAAGAAGCACTAGAGTTTTACATTCCACGTATTATGGAATCAGACTTTACCGACCAATTACTAGATGTAATTGAAATGGGAGTACCACTTACAACTATAGCTAACTCTTTACAACTTGCTTCTGTTATGGAAGGCAAACACAGTATTGATGTAGGTATATTAATTATGCCTGTTTTAATTGAATTATTAGAACTGATTGCAACTAATGCAAAAATAGAGTACAATAAAGGAACAGAGTTAAAAGATACAGATAAAATATCAGAAGTTAAAATGAGTAAAATTATTACTCGTATGAAGGCAAAAGACGATGAAGATATGGAAATGCCTGTAGAAGAACCACAAGAAGATGAAGAAATGGAAGAAGATATGCCTACAGGCTTGATGGCGAGGAGAAAATAATGGCTTTTAATTTTGGTGCGTTTGCATCTGGATTTTCAGAAAGTGTTGCTGAAGGCATAAAAGAAAATGAAAAACGTGTGAATCTTCTTGTTGACAAGGCATGGGATACACATACCCAAAGGTATTGGAAGAAAAGAGATAAAGAAGAAGGTAAAGCTGAATTAGTAGAAGGTGCTATTAAAAAACTTGCACAATTAACAGACGGTAATATTGACCATGCCGCAGCTTTGTATAACAAAATTGGTAATGTAAACGATGCAACCACTTTTGCAAATAATGGCTTACAGTTAAAGGGGTTAGGTCAAGATTTATCAGGTTATGTGGGTTCTATGCCTGACACTTTTGAAGGTTCTAATCTTACTGTAGAAGATTATGCTAAATCCTATATGAAACCTATCAAGTTTGAGACGGAGTTAGGTGTAGGTGCACAAGATGGTGTGTCAGAGGGATTGAAGATTAGAGCAGAACAAATGGCAGGATTAGGTATACCTAGTACCTTAGAACCAACTAAAGTAACTTTTGCTAATTTAACTGATGCCAATATAAATTCATTAACTATGCCTAAAAATATAGAAGCTACTAAAAATATATTAACTCAAAATGCATTAAAAGCCGAGCAAGCAGGCGATGATGAAGCATTTAAAAAAGCAACAGAGGGTCTTCAAGCACTAAACAATATTAAAGAAATAGGCGAAGGTGGTGATGCAGAATTAACTAGAATTAAAAGTTATAGAACAGATATGCAAACCTTTTTATCAAAACAATTATCTACTCAAAGAACAGAATTAGAAGGTAGTGGTATTGTAAGTTTTGACAGTGCAGGTAATGTTAGTAAAATATTAAAGCCAAAAGAATATAAATCTTTTAGAATAAAACAATTAAATAACTACAAAAAAACTTATGTAACTAGATTAAAAGGTACTAAATTAGCTAACTTTAATGAAGCATATAATTTGGTAATTGGTGGAGATGCTGTTAAAATAGCTTTAGAAGATACCGACAAAACTAAAAATAATTTAGAGCCTAAAGTGGAAGTTCCTGAAACAACTAAAATAAAATTACCTGTACCTGATGATAGAATAATAAAAGATATACAAACAAATGGAAAACAAACAGTTATTGATAGTCTAGTAAATTCTGCTAATTACACACAAGAAGAAGCAGAAGCAAAGGTAGAAAGTTTAACTAGTAAACTAGGTTATGGAACTTATGGAATATCTGGAACAGGTATGAATCTTCCAAAGGATAAATAATGGCAGAGTTAATTGATTATTCTCAGTATGGTCAACCTGCTGAAGAAGAAAAAGATGTAACTATTACCCCCACCCAAAAAGTAGAATCAGGTTTAATTGATTATTCAGAATATACACCTGAAACTACTACATCCTCTATTATACCCCCTAAAAAGAATACTTATGAGGGCATCAAATCTGATGCAAACATGAGAGCTAGAGCAGTGCGTTTTGCCAAGAATCATCTAGGTCACGATAATATAGATGAGGATGAAGCTATTGATGAATTTATAGAACATTTTAGACAATTTAATGTCAATGAAGTATATGCAGGTATGGATTATAACTATGTAAGTGGTTTAGTTACTGATGCGAAATCAGGTAATGCTAAGAAACAACAAGAGTTAGATGATTACCGTAATTTATATTCAGCTTATGAGCAAATGCCTTCTTTCTTTGAAGAGGGTGGCAGTGATGCTAGTACAGCTATGTTAGATTATTTGGGTGGTATAGCGACTGCACCATCTACTTATCTATCTTTATTAATACCTGCAGGTGGTAAATTATCAGGTCAAGCTGCTGTAGCAACATCTAAATTAGGTATAGGTAAATTAATATCTACTATGGCTGCCAATCCTCTTAAATCCGCTGCCGTAATTGAGGGCACAGGTGGAGCACTGCAAGATATAGCTGCTCAAGGAACTAGGATGGAAGCAGGCTTTCAAGACGATTATAGTTTCGGTCAAACAGCTTTAGCCACCGCAGTATCAGCAGGTGCTAGTGTTGGTGTTCCTTTAGTTATGGGAAGAAAAGAGATTGTAAAGAGAATAGAACAAAATACAGGAGACATAGTTAAAGAAAGTGAAGATGCTATTGCTAAAAGAACTTTGCAAGGTAGTTTAAATGCAGACAATGTTTTAGATGCAAATAAAGTATTAGGGCAGGAAGTTACAGATGCGTTAAACTCTTTAAACAAAGATTTAGTTGAAGCAGGTAGAGAAAAACTAGGAGAGATGGCAACAAAGGAAGAGTTAGATGCTTCTGTACGTTTAGCTGTTAATCCTGAAAAATTTAAACAGGTTGCAGGTGCATTGACGGAACTAATTGGTGAAGTCGGTGGTATGAAACCCGGGGAAAGAATAACTGAAACATTAGCAAGAGTTACACGAGAGTTAGCTAAAGGAGATATAAAAGGTTCAACCAAAGCTATTGATGAAATAGAAAAACAGTTTGGTGATATAATGAAGAAGTATGATATTACTTATGATGATTTAGGTAATATTTTTATGGCAGATTTATCTGATGCAGCTAGAACGTTACAATCAGCAGGACAATCTAAGAAAAACTTTTTAGCTAGTATGCGTGGTTTTAACAAATCATTAGATGATGTAGCTAGTTTTGATATATTTGGATTTAGTAAAGAGTTTAAAGATGCATCAATAAAACTTTCAGAAGCTGTGGATAAAGGTGACGTAAGAAAATATTTAAAAGTTTCAGGTGAAGATATAAGCGGATTAAGAAAAGCAGATGCTGCAAGATTAGCATTTATGACATCACAAACTGCTACAACTTTTAGAAACGTAGTGTCAGGTTATTCACGTGTTGGTATGGACATACTTACACAGAGTTTAGATAATGGATTAGCTAAAGTTACAGGAACTGCAAAGTTAAAACCTAATTCAGATGTATGGTCAATAGCCTATGGATTAACAAATAAAAAAGAAGCAGACTTAGTAGAACAAATATTTGAAAAAGGCTTTCAAGATAAAGCAGGTCGTATGTTTAAACAACTAGCTGATATTGCAGATGCTACAGGGGGTAGGTCAGGAAATCATAAAGTAGGTAGATTAGAAAAAGCATCAAGACAATTAAATGCATTAAACACAATATCAGATAACATGTTTAAAAGAGCAGCTTTTGTAGGTAATCTTAAACGTGAATTAAATACTATGTACACACAAGCTATGAAAGACCCTGCCGCATATAAAAAAATTAGTGGTAAAGATATAAATGAAGCTGATTTTAATTTAATTGAAATAATTAAAAAGGGTAGATTTAATGATGTTTTTGGTACTAAACAAGGTAGAGAAGCATTAGATAGAATCGTAGAAGATACTTTATATTTTACTTATCAAAAAACTCCTGATAGTGCATTGGCTAGAAGTATAATATCAGGCATACACTCTGCACCTTTTGTTGGAACAGCATTAGCTCCCTTCCCACGTTTTATGATGAACGCCATGAGATATACGTATGAGTATTCTCCTGTATTTCTAATAACTAATAGAGAAGCTAGAGGAGAATTACTTAATGTGGGTAAATCTATATTAGGTATGCAGAAGGATGAATTAATAACTTCTTACAATAATGCCGCAAAAGGTTTAGTAGGAACAGGTATGTTTGCAGGAGCAACTGCATTTAGAATGTCAGAACATGCAGGTGAAAATTGGTATGAAGGAAGAACACCATCAGGTAAGACATATGATTTAAGACCATTCTTTCCTGCTGCACCGTTTTTATTTTTTGGTGATATAGCAGCTAGACTTATGAAAGATGAACCTGTATTTAAAAACAGAGATACTTTTACGTCTGCAATACAGGCATTAACAGGAGCACAGTTTAAAGCGGGTTTGGGTGCATATGCTTTAGAAAGAGCATTAGATGATTTAACTAGCAAAGATTTGGATGTGAGAGATAAAATTTATTCTATGGGGTCAGAATATTTTGGTAATCTTTTTAGCACATTTACTATACCTATAACAGCTGCTCAAGATTTATACAACACTTTTTTAGCTCCTGATGACGAAAGAATAGTAAAAGACATGGACAAAAAAGATGCGTTTAGTCTTCTTGTCAATAGAAGTTTGCAACGTGTTCCTGCTAATTATGCTATAGAAAAACAATTAGAAAAACTTATAGGTAAAAGTACAGGCTATAAAGCACCCAAACTTAAAAGGTCTGCCACAAAAGAAGGCTTGATGAGAAGAGTTGCACCCATAACAAGACAGACAGCAGGTTTATTATTAAATGAAAAGAAAAATAAATTTCAAGCGGAAATGGATAGATTAAAAATACGTAGTTATGCTAAGTTTCCAAAAACACAAAATCCTGAATACGATGAAATGTATGGTAATATTATGGATAGTTATATAGAAGAAGTTATTGTACCATTTATAAACTCAAAAGCTTATCAAGATTTAGAGCCTATAGATTTAATTGTTGAGGGTAATAAAGTTAGTCTTAGTAAAAACGAAAGACAGAGAGATAAACTAAATGCTATTATAAAAGAGGTTAAAGAAGAAATCAGCTTGGGTTTAAAAAATCAACAAACTCGAATTAACATGGCTAAAAAATATGAAAATTATCCTAAAGATGTATTAGATTTTAATAGATTACCACAAGCTATACAAACATTGGCTAAACAGGCATATGCAAAAACCTACGGTGCAGTAGCAAGTAAAAACGATTATGATTATTACAAGCTACTGCAACTAGGTAAAAGACTTGGTGAGAACTATCCATTAAACTTGGAAATAAAATAGTTATCTATTATCCCCTGAACCTCGCAATGTTCCTCGTGTTTTTCTATCAGTAAGTTTATGCAAATTACTTTCCATAATTTTGCCTAAGTTAGCATCTAATTCATTTGCTAACATGGCACAGTACCAAAGCACATCTCCTATTTCAGAAGCTATGTTTGATTCTGTACCATCACGTATATGTTTTTTTACCTTCCCTGCTACCTCTCCTGCTTCACTTACAAGACCAAGAGATAGGTAAGCTATAGCATCTTTCTTAGGATAGATAGCTGTAGTCTTACACTTCTCTTGATATTCATTTGCAGTTATCATGCTTTTATTGTGCAACTGCATGAACCTCTTGGCTTCTTCTTCTAGCTTCAACATCTTTAACCTTCTTTAATTGCTGTGCATATGCAGAGTTAAAACCACGTTGCCACTCTCGTGCCTGCATGGTATTAGAGTTATAGGGGTTCTCTGTCATAATAACCCTATTACCCTTAACTGTTTTTACATACTGTTTACCCCTGAAAGCATTGAACCCCCTATCGAATTGTATTCTCAAGGGAGCATCGTACTTACTTAGATTGGGGTTTCTTTTCTTTTTCTGTCTGTGTTGCATCTTCTACTCTCCTCTCAAAAAATTTAACTAAGTTATTTAATTTACCATTCTCCTGTTCTAGTAAGGATAGCTCTTTTTCTATAGTTTCTACAATAGTAGGATGGTCTCCGATACCTACAGGATTACTCATCATGGCTTCTATATTAGCTATATGACCATTTATTTGTCCTGATAGTTTACTCTTTAGTGCTTGTAATATCATTTCTCTCATTTTATATTCCTTTTCGCTTTTGGTTTCAAATGTAAAAACTCTCGTATGTGTAACTTTCTACCACGAAAGAAAACTATTAAGTTTATTGTCGTATTGATTGTGATAGCAATTAATAACCACCATTGCCACCACAATATCTCTTCACTACCTTCTAACATTAACTAGCCTGAATGTCAACCATTTCACACGCATCTGCTGTGCAAGCTAGTTCCCTTCCACCACTAGTTGTGTCTTCCTTCTCGTAATCGGCTAACTTTGACCAATCAATAGAAGCAGGCATCTTCTTATATGCTTGCTCATACTCTTCCCCTGTTATATCTTGATAGGGTGCTTGAGCATACGTATGGTCACTAAAAGGCAAGAAGGATATACCTGACACCTCATCAAAGTTTTCATATACCCATGCTCCTACCTGCATCCACTCATCTTCCTTGACAGATATAGTGACAGATGGTTTATGCTCACACCAATACCTCTGATACAATAACCAAAACTCTAACTGTTGAATGGCAGTCATTTTTGTTCTAGTTGTAGCACCTGATGGTGATTTCATAGGGAAACTAAACACTGTTGTACTGTCAGGCTTCATAACACATGGCTCAGAAGGTATTCCACTATCTTTCATAAACTGTGTGAGTGGGTCTTTGTTGTCACCACGTACAGTCCTGATGTAGTAGTCATTATGTCTAGCATGAATACCTGAAGCACTGTCAACTAATTGACTAACTGTACCACTAGGTTTGATGCAAGTTATAGCAGTTGACTGTGGTATGCCTAAATCTTTAGCAATCTTCTTGTTAGTCTCTACTGCCACTGCTCTTAGTTCCTCAAGAGTATCACTTAACTCATAGTAGTCGTGATTTAATACAGGACAGTCAAGTATACCTGTTAGGGAAACTCCTAATAGTCTTTCTTCTTCTGTATTATCTTTCCATATCTTACGTAAGTATTTAAAGTTAGTAAGCGTAGATTGTAGTGTACCAAGTATAGTAGCCATACGTACCTTTTCTTTCAATGATTCTACATCATCTGTAACTCTACATACTACCTCTGTAAGATTACAGAACTGATATGGTCTAAGTATAATCTCTGAACATGGATTACAACCAAAATAATAATCAGCATTACGTCTACCATTTTCAAGTGCTTTCACTTTGGCTGCCTGTCTATTAAAGATACCACGTTCACCTGACTTAGATTCATATAAGGATGTCCATTCTCGCATGAATGTACCCATCTCAGGCTTACCCTTAAATGCTATGGAGTTATTAGCTAGTGCTCTCTGCCCTTCATTCTCCCACCATTGACCTGACTTGGCATGACGCATTTGGTCATCACCTAAGTTAGACAATGATATAAGAGCAGACCTACGTACACCACCTACAACTACAACTTCTCCAATCTTGCACATCAAGTCGTGACACTCAATAGGAAATAGTCTTCTACCTTTAGCACCCTTGAACTTCTGTATGCAGAACTGAAACAACTCAACTAATGGTGCAGGTCCTGATGCCCTACCACCAAATGTCTTTAGCCTTGCACCTGCAGGTCTTACCTGTGATACATCCCATTTAGGCACTTGACCTACATATAGCATAGCAATAAGTTCTCTCAATGCTTTTGCCCATCCGGGTCTGCTGTCACCCACAGTTATGACCGTAGTGCTGTCTTCAAAATGTTCGTTGACTACAGGTAACTTGTCTACATTTTCACGTTCAACAGAGAAGCCAACACCTGTGCCACACATAAGTATGTACATACATTCATCAAATGAACGTGGACTATCTACAGGTATGTAGCTACAGTTGTAGCCACCTACATGGCAACGGTCTAAGGCAGGTCCTGCAGTCATTAAGGCTCTCATGCTAGGCATGACACCCAAGTTCATTATTTGCTCTGACATCTTTTGTTTAAGTGCTTTAGTAATATTATATGAATAGTTATTTTTAAGATGTGTAGCCATATAGTCAAAATATCTATCAACTGTCTCACCCCAATTCTCTCTTCTTTGTTCATCATCTTTCCATCGTGCATAGCGAGAGAGTGCTATGAAGTTTTGATAGTCTGTTGGTAAATAGTTTTGTAACATTTTAATTTCCTTCCGCTAATGCTTTTATATTTTTAATTTTTACACCATCTAAATCGTGTACGTATTCCTGCATGTGTTCTTTAAATTCTTCGTCAACCCTGCCATCTGCAGGCATAGGATATTCTTCAGGGTCTATTTCAAATGTTATCATCATTTTAACTCTTATTGACATCATAGACCTCTATTAATTTATCTAAATACCAACGTGCTTTCTTTAAATCTTCTACACCGTTTTTGTATTCATATCTCCATATATACTTTAGTATATTACCTTGTAGATAGTATTTAAAGCCATCTGTAGTGGCAGCTTCAATAGCATCAATAGTTTCGATACCTGCCTTGTTATAATGAATAGGATGATTAACCATATCTTCTATCTCAATATTGTCAGACTGTATCTTTGCTTGTTCTTCTTTCATTCGTCTTGCCATATATTCACCATGCCTTTCCATTATGCGTTTCCTTCTGTGTCTGATTTAAAATTTAATGTTATGACATTGCCATCAACACTACTAACTTTATCCATAGCACATTTATCTTCTTTTGGCAAGTATAAATTAGCTTCTTTTTCACACTCTACCCTAAATTCATTATTTTTATCCATTGCAGGTATAGCACCACAAACTAATCTAGCAAAGTGCATCATACCATAATAGTCTTCGTCATCTAATTGATTAGCATCAGATGTAACAATGTTTACAGAAACTTCTCCTGTCCATACATGGTTGTCATCCATATGTGGCTTTAAGACAAGTATAAAGTCTTCAGGATTATATCTTGCAGTCATTAAACTCTCCTTTTTATTTTTGTACCGCCAAACTTTATAAACTTGGGGTGTTTGTTTTTACCTTTTTCTTTTAGCCAATCTTCAGGTATTATTCTATCATAATATCTAAATCCATATTTATCACACCATTGACCATACGAAGACTTAGCACCTTTTCTTAGTTTACTTCTACTGTTAGTGAATACAAATCTAATATCTAAATCAGGATGTTGCTTTTGTATAGCTAAATGTTTTCGTCTGTCTATAGCTAAGAATCTTCCTTTAGTTTCTATTATGATTCCATTGTTTAATATGAAGTCAGGGGTATAGGTTCTGTAGGCTAGGTCTTCCCATTCTATCTTGATTGATTCATAACCATAGCTATATTTCAACTTAGTTAGGTAGAGTGAGATAGTATGCTCTAACCCACTCCTATACCCATGTTTTAGTGCGTCTCTTCTTATTTTATGAGGAGACAACTAGAAGTTTCGCCAAGAAATAAATGGATTACTATATGAATATGTATTAGTATATCCTAAGTTTCTTAGCTCTTCTTTTACTGCTTCGTCAGCTGCTTTTCTAGCTTCCATAGCATCACGTAAACCTGCTGTACGTAGTTCACGATACTCTTTCTTAGCTTCTGCTAATTGCTTTTCCATTTCTTCAATGTTAGCTTTTAGTTCATCTATTGACTTACTCATGTTATTCTCCTTTCATTTTAACATATTGAACCATCTTAGGTTCTTTAGCTAGTGACTTTTGAGCAGGTAATTCTTTTAGTGTTTCCCAACACGATTGCCTGTAGTCACAAAAAGTACAGTTTTTATTTAAAACCATATTACCTGTAGGCTTACTTCTAAATGTTTCTGCTTCAGGTTCAAAACATCTTACTAACTCTTTACTATTTGCTTGCTCTATTGTCCTTTCTATCTTTGCTATTTCTTCTTTTAAGTCTATACCATCTGCCTTGACATATTTAAATTGACCATTGGCTTTATTAACAACCCACCAACCACCAATCTTTTTGTCTGATGCGACTGCATAACCTGCTAATTGACCTACATAACCAAAGCTGTCACCATTTTTTAAAGTATCAATAGATTCAAATTTGTATTTGTATGACCAATCCGATGCTGATTTTATATCATCAACTGCACCATCAACTACAAGGTCATACGTTCCTGTAACCTTTCTTTTGTTTTTTAAATCTAATGTAACTTGCTCACTATTGTCAAACTTCACTCCTGCTTGAGTTAGCAATGCTTTGAATACAGCTTCAACTATATCACCTATCATCATATTCATAATAAATGTTGTAGGTTTAGGCATGGCTTTGCTCGGATGATTCTTTTCCCACCAAAGCTGACAGGAAGGTCTACCTACATTTGACATTCTGTAAGTAAACCCCCCTCTTCTACCACCATTAAATTGGCGATTCAAAGCATCTTTGATATCATTAG